GTAATCTGAGTGTTGGAATCCACCGACTTGACAACTCCGAGCAGTACTTTAACCGCCCCGCCCGTTTGTTGGGCAACTTCAACGCTCGCGAATAGGAACATGCCGGGACAGGCGTTCGCCGTCCAGGAGGTACCAGATCCGGTCACAGTCTTAGACCCGCGTACAAAGGTAACCGTTCCAGTCGAGTAAGACGCCTTGTGCGCCCCACGCCATAGAGCAAGGTTTGACTCCCGCCCCGCCTTACCGGTCGGGGTGGACGAAGTGCCAATGAAGACGCCTCCGCCAATTGCAGGCTTAGAGTCAAAGATTCTATAGGGGTTGCTTGGGGGCGTGCCCGGCAATTCGTTCGGCCAGGTGAAAGACTCATATGTGAGGTAATCCCCGGCTAGGAGTCTTGCGAATCCAGTTGTCGGACTTCCCGTTAGAATGGCGATCTTGTAGTTTCCCACAGGATCTAGCGTTCCGGTAATCCCGGATGCCTTCTCGGTAAAATCAGTAAAAATGCCCTCTGCTAGCTTGAGTGGCCCGCGCCGCCGAATCAGCCCAGGGTAATCCAGTAGGGCGTCCTGGATGTACTGAGCTTCAACGTCATCAATCTCATGCGCGGGCTTCGCCAGGTTCATTCCCCCGACGAGACCACTAAAGGTTTCGGATTGAAGCGAAGCCATGTATTTCTCCTAGAAAAACGGCGAGTAATACTCGTCGTCTTCGTCAATGACGAAAATCTGATCGGCTCTCTGGTGCTGCCGACCAAACAGATCAGCACGCATTTGTTCAATGCGGTTCTCAAAGTCCTGCTGGAACATCATCCCCTGTTCGGGATCGTCTTCATTCTTGAACAGCCGCCACAGAGAACCCAATAGGATCGTTCTGTGATGTCTCTTTGGAAGAAGGATATCCGCTTCAACACTTGTGGTCGTCAGTTCCGGTTGGGATGCCTGATAAATCAAGTGGTACCTACCGGTAGACTCCGCCGGAGCCGGATGCAGCCTTAGGTTGTCGCCTACAAAGTAGTAGGCAAAGGGGTCTCCGGAAGCGTTGGGATAGTGGTCATAGATCGTCGTAACTCGCTCAGGCCAAAGCGTGAACAGGTTCTCGTTATCATACAACCAACGAACAGACTTGAAATCGGACGGGATATTAGAGGGATATGCAACCACTCCATCAAAATTCAGGGTAGCAATCTTCTCCAAAAAAGGCCATAGTGCGCGAGATTCAATATCCCAGATGGTGTCGTTAATCACTTCCATCTTGTCATCGTCTTCGGTGTCCTCGAAGCCGATATTATCCATGCGGGCAATCATCTCGCTAACATCCATGCCTTACTCCATTCCGAAACGACTTGACGGGCGCATTCTCCTCGGAGGAAGCTGATCCCTAATTGCCGGATTAAAGGGCACTAGTCCCCCACCAAAGTCTCTCGAAGGAAAGGCGGTTCCGGAATAGTCCGGCACATTTCCCTGTAGTGAACCAGAGAAGTCGGGAAGGAAGTCCATCGCCGTAGTTGGGCCTCCAAGTAGTTCAGCAAGCATGTTTGGATTGAGCGGAAAAGGAGTCTGTCCCGGAGGGAACGGAGGCTTACGCCCCTGCGTGTCCCCACGATAAGACTCTCCTAGCCCACCCTGGCCTGCGAACCGTCGTGTATTTGTAACCCCACGAAGGCCACCAAAACCAAGGGACATTCCGCCGCGTCCCGCACGACCCCGCCCGCCGCCAAACCTACGCCCACTAAACTCGCCCTTGGAACCACGACCCTTACCCAGGAGCCGTTCCAGGAGGCGACGACGCTCATCGTCGTCATCTGCCGTAAACATAGACGGGTCAAACATCATATTGCTCATAATGATCCTTAAGTGAATACCTTAGTATAGCGCGTCTGTCCTTCCTTGCGGTTGGCCCACTCTAGAACCTCAGCAAGTTCTGCTGTGGCCTCGTCATCGCGCGCGCCTGCCAGAAGGTCATCATTGTGCTTATTGATCTCATCCAGAATCTCATGCCCCCGCCTAAGAGCATCGCTCTGGTACAACCGCTTGTGTAGTTCGTCCCTCCCGGGGATGCGGTTGAAACCTAGGATGGGTAGGTCTGCTTCCGCTGACGCAGCCATTGTGCCGCGACGGAGGTAAACACACCACTGTTTCGTCTTTTCATTGAACCCGAAATCTAGGTTCGGGTCATAGTCTTGCACCGCCTTGCGTGCCTCAGCTAGACCCGAAAAACGGTATGTTGCAGGAGTCCAAATGTCAGACATATATCTCCTTGGATTGTTGGTGGGGGCGCACATCATATTTGTCGTTTAAGTATACCCTAAACACGGGATACCCCCCACCAACACTAGCGAGCAGTATTAGATACCGCTCGGGTCGTCCGTTAGCCCATACAGGAGTAGCTGCGTATTCCGCCTACTAGCCCCGAGGTTGCAGTACTTGGCAAGCACAGCTTCCCAAGCGTCGAACCCGACAACCCACTTGAGGATGTTGCCATCCTCATCGAGCCAATCCCAATCGCCCGTATCGTACATGTTGACAAAGCGCGAGTCCAGGAAGAAAACCTTCCCAAACGGAGCCTGCCGGTCGGCGATAAACGCCTTCCCCATGTAGTCAAGAGCCTGGAATCCACCCTTAAGGTTCGTCGGAGTCGTATACCGCACCTGCGGCTGTAGGAGGTTGAACAGCGCACGCTGGATACCGAACGTCGAGATCATGCTAGAAATTTCCCCACCCGCAACAGCGGAAGTGTTGAAAGACTGAGTCATGTCGTCGAGCGTTAGTGCGCCAGCGGCGTCGATACGCAGGTTGTCCCACCACGAGTTCCCTGCCGCCGAAGCGTCAATGCCACCAAACGTGTTGGCAGCAGTCGGCATAACGGAGCCAAGTCCACTAATCTCGTAAGAGACAGAAGACGCAGCCGCGTTACCCGAGCGAAAGATGAAGTGGGTTCCTGAGGTAACGGTAACAGCCGCACCCGAAACGGTGATCGTCTTAGCTGCAACGTCAACATCCGTCACGTCCCTCGCGGACGCAACCACAACAGGGTTAGCCAGCGTACCGATGTCGATAATCATACCAATGTAAATCTCACCCTTACGGAGAGGCTCATCGGTATCCACCGAACCACCGGCAACCGGACGAATGTTAATATCGTTCACACCAGACGCAGCACCACTCGAAATGCGTCCCGTACCGTCACCATAAAGCTGACGGGCTAGATCCATCTTGAGGTCGTTTCTCAGTCCGTTAACCTCGCCCTCAAGGACGCGGATAAACGAGCCAGCGGAGGTAGCCGTCTTAACCTTGCCGAGGCCCGTGATACGAAGCCGCCCATAGAGCGACTTAATATCGTAGACCGGCTTAGCATAGAGCTGTGCCCCGGGGTCACCGAACGCGACGTTCTCACCCCGAGCAAACACACCAGCCGACCGCTGCTTGTGGACAGAGAGGACAACCTGGTTACCCGAGAAGTCCTGAGACTCCCGCCCAATAAGCTGAGGAATAAGAACCTCGTTATTGAGCTGCTCCACGACGTTACCAAGATACACGTCCTTGAGAACGCCAGAAAGAGTCGAGGCAACAGATGCACCAACAAAAGCCATCAGTTGTTCCTATCTTTGGTCGTTACACCCCTAGAGAATTACTGAGCAATAGCGTTGATGAGGCGCTCCTCAGCAGCCTTGCGTAGGGTCATCTGGTCGGCAGTACGCAGATCATCCGGGACAGGACTACCAGAACCACCGGAAACCGGGGACGGAGCCTGAACACCCTTCTTGGTCTGTAGGTACCGCGCGAGCACACGATCCTGGATGCCCTTGTAGAGGTCGTGAGCCGCGTGTAGATCGCCATTCGTAGCCCAACCTAGATCAACAATGTCCTGAACATCAACATCGCTGTAAGCGGGGTTCTGAGAGCGGATCTCCGCAACCTCACGGTCAACGCGGGCTTCCTCCCACGCATTATATGCCTGTTCCTCCCAGGCACGCTGCCGAGCCTCTAGCTCTTGCAGTTTCTTCTCATAGGGATCCGGCCCGGGTGCGGGATCGTCGTCGTCATAAGTACCATAGTACTCGTCGGCCTGCGGCCTCTGATAGAGGCCCGCC